CCAATCGTTGTCTGTATGGTTCCATTCATTCACACATTCAACAAGACACACCTTTTCTCTATTCTCTTTCACGAGATCGGCCCATCCTCGTGCCAATGATTCGGCATCCTTGATCATCTTACGCCTGGTAAACATCGTGATCTGAGAACGCAGACCATATTCTGCAAGAGAGTCAATCGTCTTTTGCATGATCGTGAAATATGTCGGATCAAAACTATTCCCACGATACGGATTGATACCTCCCGGCCAGTCATGTGCGCCAAACCACCGCACATACGTCATCCCACATCCACTCGCCCATTCCGCAAGGCGTTCCAGTTGACCGGGATTGTATTTGACCGCCCACGGGGACCAGAACGCACTGACACCTACGGCTGGAAATGACCCGTTGTCATCGCACAGAGCATGTCGATTAGTCCGTAAGCTCCCCATAAAAGGGCGAGAGGGAGCCACCTCTGGCTCAGGCTGAATAGCATCAAGGATCGACGACATCGACCCGAACCGATCCTGTTCGTGGATCGCTCGATACGTCGCTTGGTTGATCACGCCCTGATCTGGATTGCGCTTGACTTGTTTCAACCGCGACAAAACTGATTGTTCAAAGAGTTCAGGTGAATCAGCCAGCAGGAGAAACGAACTATCCGTATGCGAATGCTGAATCCACCACTCGTAGTCAGGCTTCTTCATGGCCTAGTCTGCGTTATATTTCTCAAACAGTTCAGCAATCTTTGCTGGCCCTGACGTTGCAAACCGACTCAACCCGAATGACTCAAACACAGTAGTTAATTCTGTTTCGGCATCGGCAACTGTTGTGCTTGTTTTCTCGCACACCCATAGAATCACCGCTTGCTGAATGGCGTCGTTAATACTGATGTTTGCAGGGTCACTTTCATGCGGCATCTTTATGATCCTTTGATTTTGAAGAACTGTACCTGCCAGACCGTCGTGCCACCAGCCAGCGCAAAAGTTAATCCAATATTATAAGAACCCGTGAAGTCTGCCACGGTCAAGGCTGCCGCAACAGCACCGCCCCCTGCGCTATACGCACTAATTCCATACCCATGCACTTCTGTGACTGTTGCACCGTTGACTTTTATGTACGAGATGCCAGCTTGATCTCCGCTAATATTATTTTCTGAGATGACTCCGAATTGCGTAGATGTATCTGTCTGACAAATCCGAGGGTCATTAATATTCCCGCCAGTGTTCAAGAAACTCCACAGAACCATAATCGTATCTTCAACGGCCAAACCACTAATGGCGGTGCTTGCGTAGAACGTATCAGCCGTCGTGGTGGTCGAACCAGCGCCCGCCCCGATAAAGCTCGTTGCGCCCGCACTGATACCTGTGAGGTTGGCACCACTTAAGTCGGCAAGATAGGTGCTACTGAGCGCAGGGATTTTTCCCGCTGCATTCACAATAGCAACGTTGCCAGTTCCCGCAGTTATCCCGCCAGCAAAATCGACGCTGGTTGCAGATGTATCTGTTGTGGCGAGTTTGCCAGAAGTCAGGACATCCGTGCTGTCGTTATAAACCAGCCCTGCATCACCGCCAAACGCCGTGCCTCCATCGTTGTATTGAACCTGAGTATCTGATCCCGCCGCATTCGTGGCAGCAGCCGTCCATGAACTATCCCCTCGCAGGAATGTCCCACTGGATGCCGTCCCTGATCCCAATCGGGCTGTGGCTACGGTGCCTGATGTTATGTTGCCAGCAGCATCACAGCCAATGCTGGTGCGCAGAGTCGCTCCGGTTTCAGCGACAGGATCTCCTGAGCCATCGCCCACAATCATGTTGCTGTCACCTAGGACCGCCATCGGAGTAATAGCTCCCGTGCCACTCCCTAACAGCACACCCCCATCTGTGAGAGTGCCAACACCTGTGCCTCCGTCAGCGACAGGGACATCTGTGCCGCCAGCACGGTAAATAATGTTGCCCTCAATATTGACATCGCCAGAACTTGCTTTGGTGAGTGTCGTATCACTCGCGTGACCAAGCTCGATACCCGTAAACTGTGGACTATCGCCTGTCCCGACACCAACACTGGTTCTCAGGGTTGCACCACTTTCCGCAACCGGATCTCCTGATCCATCTCCAACGATCATGGTGCTATCTGCTAAGACCGCCATCGCGGTGATTGCGCCAGTCCCACTTCCGAGTAGCACACCACCGTCTGTGAATGTCGCTGCTCCTGTCCCCCCACGATTAACCGCTAACGTGCCAGTGAAGTTCGCCGCAGCAAGGTAATAACTCCCCTGTTGCCCGTCGAGCTTATCGGCATCCAGATTTGCCACCACCGCTGCACCAGAGTTCACCGCAAACGGCGCATTGGTGCTGCGACTATAGGTATGCAACCCTGTAATCGTGTAGGCGTTTTCTTCCGTGACAAGGGTATTGTCGGAAAGATCCGCATCTGAGTTTGCTACTTGAATATCAGCCATTTACGCCTCGATATAGACCAATGCCCCGTCAACAGACTGGCCCCCGCTCAGTTCCATATTCAGCAGCGTGGCATCAGAGGTTTCAAACCAGCCGACCGGATTAAACGGCAGGACAATCGTCTGTCCCGCAGTCGGTCCCATCTGTCCGGTGAGAGCGGTCCCGCCAGCCCCGTCCTCGAATCGAATGGTGACGGCTGTGCCGGTCATCGTGGCAAATAACGCCAGTACGCGAATCTTCTTTCCTGTCACGGCGGCAACAAGGGTATTATCCCCACTACTCGCCGCATCAATCTTGGCGCGTTTAATGAGTTGTGTATCTCTGGTATCCTGAAAATCTTCCTGAATGAACGCCATCAGGCACTCCTATCTTGGAGGTCCGAGGGGACCACCACGCTGTTGTTGAAGCTGAAATAACCTGCGTTGTATCTCCTCCATGGTCGGTGCTGGTCGTCGTAGTGTTCCACTTCTCCCCACTGGTTTGAGATCCCTACGAATCGGTCCCTGTTGGGTATCTAAGATGGGATCACCAACATTTCGGGGCATAGTTGGAACCATACCAACACCTCCTCCTAAATCACGCGAAGTTTCCCCGCGTTGGAACTGCTGCGTCGGTGCGCCCCTTTGCATCGCAAGCTGTGCGGTTGCCGGATCGACACTGGTAATAGGATTTGGATTGACCATTCCCGCAATGGGATTTCCACCGGGAACCGTCGGAGCAATATCCTCTCGGAAATTGATATCCAGTCTAGGTCCTCCCTTCCCTCGGGGTGGGTCCAAGAAAGCTGGTTGGTATGACTTACCGGGATGTTTGAGCATAGACTGATCGCCAACAATGTAATGCTCACTACGACTAGCAAATGCTTCAGCCGCATCGCGGTCGTCTTCTGTGTAACCAAACTCTTTTATTACTTTTCCTGTCCGTTTGTCGATAACATTGGGCATCTTCTACTCCGTATGGGAATAGCGATAATCGTAACCAGGCGCACGATCCCGATTGAATCTCGCTAACATTTGTATGACCGGACCAAAAATCTGATTCCCCAGATCAATCACCGGACCTGCTTCATCGTCTTTTCCGATTCTGAGCATCCGAACGGCAAACTGCACAATCGGCAGCATCACAATCTCTGGATACGCAAACGTCCCACCCGCCGTGATCGCATCTGCGGTTTTCATCCCGTAATACCGCACCGTATGTGTGGTGTCGGGAAGCGGATCCCAATAGATATGACTCCCATTCGTCCAGTATCGCACAGGCCGACCCGTCGTCGTGGTATTGAGTTGCCCCACCTGTGAGCTATAGTGATCTCCGGTATACCCCACCCGATCCAAGTCCCATGCGGGACGACTCGTGGTCGGATCAATAAACTGCAATCGATCCAGACGAACCAATCCGGTCGGGAATGCGGTCGATTCAGTGCTGGCCGCTGTGGTCACGGTGCCAATACTTGAGGCCATGACGTTGGGTTGCAACGCCATCAGTGACTCAAAATGGTCTTGTGCAGCGTTTAATGCACGCAGACCGAACGTAACACCGGTTTCACCTGACTGAAGCTGAAGGCCACGATCCATCACTTCCATCGTGTCCAGCATTGATTGGCCTGTAGCCATAAGACTTAATCCCCCGCATGGTGATTCACAAATTTACTGCCAGAGGAATGACCGCGCATACTGACCTGTATTCTCGTATGATCCCATCGATCAGATCCTACATCCGAAAGCAGTTGTTCTCGGTCAGCATCGCGTTCCATTTGCTCTCGCTGTGACTCTTCTTCGACTCTCGCCCAATACTTCTTCCCAGACCCCCACTTAAACCCACTCTGTTCATAACAGGCAGCTAATGCACGGGTGTCCAGAGAAACATAGTCACCACTGGAATCTTCCACCACAAACAACAACAACCACCCTTTTGATCGATGGTGTTGTATACGAGGACGCTTGTACCAGACCAACCACCGCTCACGAACAGGATGCCATGTGGCTTCTAAATCGTGATGTATCTCCCGAAGCTGCTGTCGAAAGGACTCCGGTGCAAACTGCACG